GATAGGTTTTTGTTTCTAATACTTCTGTTATTCTTAATGGGATGCCATTACTGAGCTTCTCAAACATAGAATAAGCTTTGTCTTTGTTAGCGTTAATAGAACCACTAATTAAAATACCTTCTTGTTTTGTGTAGTAAAGTGTACTATTTAAGATAAGGTCTGTTTCTTCTACGAATTCAAATTTCATGTGTTGTTTGTTTTATTTGTTAAGTTTTTGGTGTCTAGTAAAATAGGTTTTTGGATCACCTATCTTGACTTGGCTCATATTCCTTTCATATTCCAAAGGATGAATACAGGTTTTTGTCTGATGATTGTAATAGGCTTGTTCGCCTTTGTCGATAATAGTGCCAGTAATACCGCACTTCATCTGGTAGCTGAGTGTGATTAATTCGTGCATGGGTTTTTTGTTTTGGTTGTGTCGAATGTAAAATTAGGAAGTTTTTGGATATATTTAAAGTTTTTAGCAGGTTTTTTGTTAAGGAAATCATAAAAGATTTTTGCTGGATTTTTGCGTACCAGATTTTTGTGGGGTTTTTGGGGAGTTTTTGCATAGGGTTTTTGGCGGGTTTTTGGTGCAACTGATTATTAGTTGCATAGTCAACAATGTTGCAACATCAATGGCATAACATCAATGTTAAAACATCAATATTACACATAATGTTTGCAATATCATGACCTAATGCACAAAATCAATTCTTTGCCCATTTTTAGCCCGATTCAGCCATTTTAATATGTTAGTAATGGTATTACATTGTTTTATATTTTTAGCGTCTTAAATAGCCTTATTTTGGCTATTTTTTATAATTGGTACATCCTTATACCTAAAAAAGTGAATACCCATATTTCAGGATATTCACTTACACAATAGAAAACCAACAATATTATTTTTCCTCAATACAATATTCATAGCAATTCTCGCATAACATCATATCAAAATATGATTCATGCATCATATCATCCTTAAAATGAATTTCATTGCATGATTCACATTGCATCAATTCATCTTCATTATCTAGTTCATACGGGTATGAATATTTTTTAGCTTTATGCCATTTTGTACCTGTATTGTATTGATATGGTGAACTTTTATATGAATTATTGGAAAACCATGCACCATTGTCCCATGTCCCTGCATTTTCATTCAGGATATAAAATTGTCCTGTTGAATCCATAAAAACGAATTTATTTCGATTGCCTATTGTAAACTCAATCAATTGCATGATTGAATCATTTTGCACAAAATTATCAGGCATTCCTTTCATAAATGAATTATTGAATATTTGCGTATCATTAATATTTGAATGCAATGGCACATCAATATCAAGTATTCCATTATGACAGAAATAAAGGTCATTATTCACCTTAAATGGATGGCAATTCCTGTCATTGATTCCACCACTTGTTGCAATGCGAAAATGCATGACAATATTTGAATGTACTTTATCAGCATGTTTTTTCAGTTTCATAAATTCATTAAACGAATGCATCTCTTTATTTACAATGATTTTTCCGTTTTCAACATACATGATTCCAGCACCATCTTTGTTGGCATTCCAACAATTTTTCAATATTGATTCTTTAATTTTTACGCCTATTGGCTGAATTGCTATAATACACATAATTTATAAGTTTTTTAAATTGATGAATTTTTTTAAATTGGAATAGTCGCATGATGATTCAATATAACTTTTGAATCCATCCAATGAAACATCTTTATTTTCTTTTGTGTACATGAATAGTGCATGTGCAAATTCAATGTTTTTCATGAATGAATTAAAATTCAATGTTCCTCGAAATATGCGAATCTCAATCGTTTGAGTATTTTTTAGATTGATTGCAACATACCTTTCACTATTGCCATCTTTTTTCTTTGCTTTATATATCAATGAACTATCATTGTCATCCTCAATGTTAGCCCATTTTTTAAGTTTTTCCATTTTCCTTTGTGAAATAGACACAATAAATTCCTTATTTTCAACAAAGAATTTTAAGAATCGGTATAAATGCCATGTATTAAAATTATTTTTACTGATATGAATATGCATACCGCATGTATTCGCATCATAACTATTATACCCGTTTTCAACTAACAATTTAAGAGAATCGGAAAAAGTTTTTTCAGCCTGTTTAATATAATTGAATGTCATGGGATGGGTGACAATCTCGAATCCATCAGTCAATGAGCCATCATTCTTGAAATACCAATGTTCATGCTCTATGATTCCTGCCATGTATTTATGCTTCAATCCATTACTATTTTTCCTTTCAACCTCTAATTCAATACCGAAAAAAGGCGCATTTTCATTTTCATTCGATAATTTATGAAATTTCATTGCAGGTCGGTATGAATAGGAATTTATACATGCTGCATCCATATCACAATCATCATCCGATTCAGGTTCGGAATGGTATTGACAATCCGATTCCCAATAATATACATCATCAATGTGCATAATATCATCATCAGCATCAATTACAAGATTGTTTTCTTCCATGTATGCATCATTAATCCATTCACTATTGTACCTATAAATACTATTTGAATCAGTACAATTATGAACATGAGTATAAAAACCATGATTGTCAGTGTTTACGAATGCTGCATTGCATTCCAATATATATTCTCCATCAAGTTCATCATAAATATAATCTTCATCATCTTGACATTCATGTAGATATTCATCTTCCGCAATAATACAATCATCCTTCATGGCATAATATCCTGAATAGGTCATGACAATACTTTCATAATTATTCCCTTTATCATCATCCTTCCATGATTCAGGCAAATAACCTTCCTTAATAGATTTCAATATGTTTTCCATCATTTTCCTTCTTATCGAAAAAGAAGGAATTAAAATTGTTTCAATGTGTTGTGTTGTGTTTTCCATGTTGTGTTGTGTTAATTTTTAAAATTCTCAATCATTGAATAAAATTCATCATATAAATTATCAAAAATTTCTTGCGCTTCATCTGTATATTCAAGACAATCACTTGTATCATCTTTATATATCTTTATTGAATTTTCCCAATCATTGTGCAATTTATCACTAGCAAGTTCACTAGCTAGTTCAATTATATTAATATTTATGTTCATTTTGTAAATGTTTATAGGTTATTTTTTATCGAATGATTCTAGAATAGTTTTAATCAATGCCCATGATAATGTGGTTGCAATGCATATCAATATGCATTCACCTAATGAAATAAATTGATTCATGATAATTTAGTTTTAATAGTTAAGTAAATAAATTTCCCTACAAAGAATAAGAATGTCCCGAACAATACTAACTGAATCGGGAATAAAATTTGCAATGCTTTGTCCATAATATTGTGCATTTTGTTTTATAATGCGGAATAAAGATATTGAAACATTTTTAAATAAATGCAAATATTTATAAGTTTATTTTTATAGTTTATTCAATGTTTCACCATTGAATTATCAATATACTATTATCCAATGTTTAATATCTAATTTAATATTGAATATAATATACTATATTATAATAGATATATACTATTATAATGTTCTTATACTATTATAGTATAAGTAGTGTATTAATATAATAGTTCACCCATTTTTTACTTTTCCCGTTTGAGTCACTATCCAATCATTAAATTATTCGTACTAACTTAGCAACCTAAACAGCCACAAATGACCAACCGAATAGGAGGGAGCAAACAGCCGATAACTTATATTATGTTAAATAGGGTAGACAACCCCTCCCCTACCCTACCCCCTACCCTGTTTTTTAGCGTAAAGGAAGGTATGCCCCCCTTGTGCCCCCCAAAATTCTGATATAAAACAATGATTTTAACATTTTTAAACATTTGAGATGAAAGATACTTATGGTAAAAAGGATTACACGTGTAAATGCGGTACAGTTACCGAAGGATACGTGTGGTTTAGTCAAGTAAAGGAAACTCAGTTTGAATGCACTAACTGTGGCAAGTGGTTAGGTTATGATAACCTAGAGAAGAAGGTTACTAGCATTATATCAATACGCACACCAACAAAGAATAGATAATATGAACGCACAATTCAAAGAAATAGCTAAAGAGGCTTTTATCATAGCCTACAAGGAGAACTTTGGCAATATCACCATATCATGTGAGGCTTCTGGAGTCGGTAGGACGCAGTATAAAACTTGGTTGAAGGATGATCCTGAGTTTGCTAAGAGATTAGCTGAAATCGAGCCTGAGGAGATTATGCTTGACTTTGGCGAACAAAAGCTAATGGAGAGGATTGCTAGGGGTGATACCTTAGCTACGATGTTCTTGCTAAAGACTAGAGGCAAGAGAAGAGGATATATTGAAAAGACTGAGGTTGCTCACGAAGGAGATGTCGTTAAGCAGATTACAGTCAACGTAGTTAAACCGAATCAAATTGGAGATATTATGAAACAAATAGACGGAGATGAGCACAAAGCGTTACCTGAAGGTGAGATAATCAACTTTGATACGCAAACAGAGCCAG